ACCCACACGCCGGCTTTGTTTATTTGGATTTTTGTTCGTTCCAATGATGAAGTCGCCGTAAAACGGTGCTTTTGATACTCGGAAAAGTCGCCGGAGAAAACAATCGGATTTTTGTTTTGAAACAGCGTAAGATTATTTCTCAACGCGCTCTGGCGCGACCCGAATATGCCCGCGTCCCTGTTTATTTCACCGACTATCATAAAGTCTATTGTAATATCGGAATCCTGTGTCAGCTTGCGACCCGTGTCAATGTACTGGTTGCCCGAGGACTGGATATATTCGACTGCGGTATAGCCCTCTGGCAGATTTCCGCCCTGCTGTGCCTTTTGCATCATCATTGCCCTGCGGCGCGTCATGTGCCGTCACCGACCTTCTGCGCCGCCAGAACTTTGTCCTTAAAGCTGAGCTCCCACGTCTCGCCGTTTTTGAAGTCTGGCGATGAGCCGAGATACTTTGTACCTGTCGGCAGTGTGACCGTGATAGTGCCGCTTGCCGCAAAGGTAAGCGACATCCAACATTCAAAACTGCCTGTCGGATAGGTCAAGGTTAGCGTTGTAACATCAGTCAAGCGATATTCCGTATTGTCAGCAAGTGTTATCGTTGTGCCACTTGTGACCTGCGACGGCTTAGCTTGTTTGTTGTTCCATATATTGACCTTTTCGGCGGTTATCTCATCTAAAATGCTCTTGTTATCGTGCTCATGGGCTTTATTGGCAATCGGAATATATGTGTTGTTGATAAAATTCTGCAAGCTAACATCAACCGTGCCTGCTGCGCCCTGCAAGGTAACGCCTATATATTTTGCGTACATACCTGCAAGCGCGTAATATATAGCCGTGTCAAGTCCTGCTTTTACGGTATTTTCTTCAATCTCAGCCCACGGAAATTCTGTTTGGACTTCTTCGGGCAGTTCGTAGTTGACATCTGCTGCTGTTGCTGCGCCGCCGCCCGATATCTCTTTGCCGTCAAACTGCAATTTTCCGTCCGCGTCTGACAGGCGGTCGAGGACGAATTTGTTATCATGGCCGTGCCGTGCGGCGGTGTTCCGGTTGACTTCATCGACAATGCCGGGCTGTTGCAGATCTATAGAGCTGTCACCGTCCGCCGTTTGAGAAAAGTGCAGTCTCACCATTCTGGACTTATAAATCTGTTCACTGCCGACATATCCGATAAGCGTTACGCAGCAGTAGGGTGTTGCCGTGACCGCCGACGGCAGAGGATATGAAAATGCTCCGTCCGTGGTCTGTAAAATTATCTCCGACAGACCGCCGGGCTCAAAACAAAGGCGATACACTGCCTCTGTCGGCATGATAGCCGGTGGAGTAACAATAAGCTCCGTGGCGTAATGTTCCCCTATTATTCCGGCTTCGCAATCGTATCGATTATCGGCAAAATTAAGCCGACACTGTCTCATCTTCTTCAACAATAATTTCACCTGCTTCCCGGTCTTTGTCGTCCTCTTCGAGCGAGGACAGCAGTTTGTTGAGTTCGTCTTTAATGCCGATGCACACCATGCGGCAATTCTCATAAGTTTTCTGTTCGGCTTCGATCTCGGCTATGCGAGATTTGATTTTTTCTACTACTTTTGATTCTGTCATATCATCACCTCGTGATTGTTATTGTGGGGCTATTTTAATCGACTTACCCGTTCCATATCTGACATAAACACCGTCATTACCAACGATAATATAACCTGTATATTTCGAGCCGGTGAGCTTCAGTGTGATTTCACCGTCAGCGTTTTGATAGATATCACTCCTGGCGATAATAGCGTTATTCTTATCACAGACCTCTATTGCGCCGGATGGTAAATTCGATGGTCCGCCAACGCCAAACGCCGCCGAATACAGATCCAATCCGCCGATAGGTCTATAATGTTTCAACCCCGCAAACTGGTTGTATCCAAGAGGATTGGTTATCAGAGTTTTTCTTATTTTGGTTGCATCCGCTTCTATTCGCATCCAATCGTATTGCCAAGCAGTCTCCATATCTGCCCACGGCTTTGCAGAGGTTACATAGTCCGTGCCATTGTTCACGGACTTACCGAAACGAAACCCGGCATTGCTACTGCCGCCAAGCGTATAATCGACCGTAGCGAATGTCGCATACCAGTTTGCTACGGTTGAACTCTGCCATACAAGCGTGTTTGCCATGCCAAAAAACTGCTGGCTGCCCTCGCTCGCAGTTCCGGTACTTTGATAAAGTTTAAGCACGCCCGATGATAGATCCGCTTTATACCCCTCACTTTCTGCCGTAAATGAGCCGTCTTTTACCTTTATGCCCTGCGCATTTATCGTCGTTGTCGCGTTGCTCAGCTCGGACGGGGAGCCGAGATTATCAAAACGGATATTTATCTCGTTACTCAGCTGCTCGATAGTCGACGAAGTGACATAATCTCCTTCGATTTTTTTCACCTTTGACTGGATGCTACTCGCTGTCTGCTTCAGCGTGCTCACCTCGCCGGACAGCCCGTTCATATCTTGGACGAGCGTTTGAATACTCAGTTTCTGGTGGTCAACCTGCAGCCGCACCTTTTTGAGCGTCTGCATAACGCTGCCTGCCATCTTGTAATCAGTTTTCTTGACTATCTGAGCCTCTGCGGACACTTTTGACTTGATGCGCGCAGTAGTTTCTATTTGCAGCACTGTAGCCGTGAAATATGTCCCGTCCTTATCCTGGACACTTATGCTGTCATTCAGGTCGAGAATATAATCATCAATGCAGTCGGTTATCTGAAACGGCACGATTGACATGCCGAAGATCTGCGCAGCGATGGTTTTTATGCTACTCTCCCGCGTTTTGTCGATGAAAGGATTATCGTCTATGCGCCACTGGCAAAGATTCTCCGGTGCGATTGACGGGTATGTGATATCATCGTCATATCCGTCATGCCCGAAGACCAATGAGTTTATAACGCCGAACTTAGGCTCCTTTGAAACCGCCTTATACCGCGCCTTGCCTATCTGAATACCCGTACTGACCGGCTTGCTTATGCGCAGTCCCCCGGTACGGCTTATCTGCGCTATGCAGCCGCCGAGCTCGGCGGCGCGGGAGATCAACTCTCGGTCTGTAACTGAGGCGTCCATATTCGGCGCTTCTGTCAGCTTAAAAGTCGACATCGGGAAAGTCGTTGTCTCGAGCGTAATGCCGTGACGCGTGCATATCTCCCGCACGAAAGCGCCCAATGTTGTCGGATAAGTCAGGCTGCCGCCATACGCGCAGTCAAAAAGCACTGCACGGTCAGTACCTTTGAAAGATATCGACCGTGCAGTTTTGTTGTTTGTAATGTCCTCGTCCTTGGCGGTGAAAAGCCCAATCGGAACCCATGTCACCGAACCGTTTATCTCGAGTCCACGATATACAGATACCTCTTTTCCGTTCAGGTCTATGGACCCGTCGAGATTGTATATCTCAAACTCACAGCTTTTAGCCGGGAACCCGCCTATCATTTTGCTGTTGGAATGCGATATCTTCGGGTATGTTTTCAAATACTGCTGTCCGGTATAAGTCGCATTTCCGACTACTATTTTTGACTTCGGCACACGGACCCTGGAGGATGCTATGTAGTTTTTATAGCTTGTACTCGCTGCGTACATATTTTGTCCTCCTTAACTGTTCGGAACGGTCTGAACGAAACGCAGCTCAAACGCCTCAATGACGTATTCGCCGTTAATCAGCGCGTGTGCCGTCACTGCATCAGAAACCGGGTACATCGTCTTGGTCAAAAACGCACCGGCACGAAGATCATAAAATTTTACAGTACATTCGGTCATCGCCCTGACCTGCAGAATTTTCCTGATCTCCGCCTCGGTCTTATCCTTTTCAAATGTCAGAATGAGCTTGTCGCGCTCCGGCAGAACTTCGCGGATCATCAAATTTTCATCGGTCGCGCCCGACCCTTCCGAGTCAGTCTGCGGATATTCCCAGCCTATCCCGTCGGCGGTGAGCGTTATGCTGCCGTTTATAAGCACTTCATATTTTTCCACGCTTTACACCTCCAGAAGAATCCTGCCCTCGGCTATCTGGGCTTCGTTGATAGTTTTGATTATCGTGCGTCCGTCGGGATAGCGGATAAGCAGTTCGAGCTGCAGCTTAACCTTTTGGGCAAAACCGCCCGCCTTGGCGAGCGCAAGCTCGACCTGCTCGCGAATCTTTGACTCGGGCGACACTATTTCGCCCTCACGGGTGTTATCGCCGACGATAGCAAGCTGCGGATTGTTTGCCGCTACCCAGCCACCCTGGGCGAGCTTGGGAACATTCAATTCGCTGAGCGGCGATATACTCACTCCGGGGATATTGTTGATGAGTGATATAGCGCGGTTTATCGCGCGGATAAATCCGTTTATGGTTCGCTCGGCAAACGATATGATTTTGTTAACGACCGTTTTAAAGGCATTACCCATCGTTTCGCCGACCTTTGTTCCTATTGTCGAAAATTTAGAGCGTATCGTCTCCCAAATTCCCGAGAAAAATGACCCTACCGGCGCAAACACACCCTTGATAGCCGCCCACGCTTCGCTAAATTTCTGCTGGAAGTATGTCTTCACATTCGCGAAGGTTGTCATTATTCCTGCCCAGAGGTTCGAGAAAAAGTTTTTAATCGGCTCAATGATGTTTACGCTAAACCAATTCGCCACTGTTGCCCATACGGCTTTTATTCCATCCCAGGCTCTCGAAGCTGCTGCTTTCAGCTCGTCCCAATGCTTTGCGCACAAAATTATAACTGCGATCAACGCTGCTACTAAAGTCACAATAATCCCGATAGGATTCGCATTCATGACCGCATTGACAACCGCCTGCGCAGCTGCATAAGCCTTGCTTGCGACCTCTACCGCAATCATAATGCCTTTATAAGCAAGCCATGCTGCACCGACAAGCCCTATGGTATACGCGATGCCCTCAAGAATTGGTTTTCCATCCGTTTTCAGCCACTCAAGCACGCCGTTAAACGCCGACAACTTGTCGTTTACGCCCTGCAAACCTTCGGCAGCGTCCGGGGCGAATCCCTCCACAAGATCGCCATAGAGATCGGCAATATAACCGACAACGATCATGATGATTTCTCCGACATTGCCCAATATCTTCACAAGATTATTAAAGGTGTCTTTACCGCCGTTATCCCAGATATATTTAATGCTTTTTGTGACACGTTCGGCAGCTCTTGCTATTTTCTCAAACAGCTCGAGTGTTGTGTTGGCAAACAACCTTCCGCCCTCGCCTTGCCACCAATTTTTTATGACATCGCCCACGCCCTTTCCAACCTCTTTCAGATTGTTAAAGGCGTTTTTTATGCTCTGTACAATCGGTTCTCCGTGCGCCTGCCAGGCATCGGCGAGAGGGTCAAAGAATGTACCCAGCTCCGCCGATGCGCTTGACAGCTGGTCTTTCAGCGAGTTTACGCCGCCTATAGTCGCCGCTTCAACCCCCGACGCGCCCGCCGAGCTTCCGCCCGTGCCGGTATCGGATGCGCTTGATTTGCTAAGCACATTGATCTCGTCATATGACGCAAAAGCCTTTTTGACTTTCTTAGCAGCCTTTTCAGCTGCGGTGCCGGTGCTATCGATAGCGATTGCTGCCTCTGTCGCTCCGGCCGTAACACCGCCCAGAGCCGTAACATCCGGCATTTCGAGTCCGATTGACGCCATAGCCGTCTTCATCAGACTGCAAAACTTCAGCAGCGCATCGAGAGCAGTCTGAATCGCCGGAATGAAGAGGTTAAGAATTGGTATGATTACATTACCGATTTCGGTTTTCAGCGAGGTAAAAGTCGCAGACAATTTCGCCACCCGCCCCGCAAAGGTCGTAGCGTATTTTGCTGCATCTCCGGTCTGACACTTTGTTTCCTCAATAATGCCGTTGACTTCTGCCTCGATCTTCTGCTGCTGCGTTAAGGCATTGGTCGTTGTGCCAATAGATTTGGCGTAGTCCTCCCACATCTTTGCGACATTCTTAGTAACACCGGCATTGTCCACGAGGATTGAGTTCTCGTTTTTAAGACCCTCTGTCGCCGTTGATATAGCATCGCCATAGGAATACGATGCCTGACGACCGAATGCCGCCGCGTCCTTCAGCGCGGTCATGGTCTTTTCTATCTGCTCGGTGCTGTATCCGCGAGCCGCAAGATTCTTGTATGCTGTGACGGCGTTGTTGAGAGGTACGAGACCGTCAGAAATATAATCCTGGATAAAACTGTTCGCTTCGCTGAATGACTTCTTTTGGCCGTTCAGAATGGAACTCAAGCCCATCCACGCGGACTGTGTCTCGCTCGCCACCTCAACACACTTTTTGCCGAAAGAAACGACGGCGGCCGCAGAGAAAGCCACACCTATTGCCTTACCGACCTTGCCCATCGCGGACGAAAACACGCTCTGAGCCTGTCCTGCGGCGCCCTTTATTTCTTTTTTGAACGCGCTTTGATTCGCCTTTATGTCGAAGAAAACAGAACCGACATTTGTGCCCAAAGGCATATTCTCACCCCCCTGCAAGATTTTTAAAGAGCTGTTGGAACTGTTCCAAGGTCATTGTGTACTGTACGCTCTCCGCTTTCGCGGCGCGGAACCGCTGCCACTTTCGGCGGATATCCTTCTCGGCATTCGTCATCTCGTGTATCTTCTTCGGGTCCTTTTCGGATCTGACCGAGATAACATATCCGAGCGGCGTATCGTGCATAATGCCTGCCAGCAGTTTCCTGTACTCCCTGACCGATATATCTTCCGTCAGAAGCCTAATACCGTACTGTTTGGCAAATGACGCTACAATAAGCGGCTCGTCAAACTGCTCGTCGTAGTAGGCTTCCTCGGTTAGTTTTTTCTTTCTTTTGCTGCTTTCTTGAGGTCTTCATAGTCCTCGCCGGTTATGGCTGCCATGACGTAAAATGACAGATTCGTATAGCCGGAAACGGATATGTCGCTGTTTACCAGCTCGGCAACAGCTTCCTTGCCGAGCGCAAGGGTGAGGGTTTCCATGTCGGAATCGTCTCCGCCCTTTTCCTGCACCTGCTTAATCTTGTCCCAGGTGGACTTTCTGTCATCGACAAGGTAAAGCTTGTCGCCGATTTTAAGCTGCGGATGATTGTCGCCCGAAAGAATGGCGTCGCCTGTATCGATTATTCTCATATTGATTCGCTCCTTCTTTGAGATTTTGGATAAAAATAGGACTGCCGCATTGTGCAGCAGTCCCGAAAATTATGAGCCCGTAGCCGGTGTATAGGTCGGCTTACCGTTGCTGATAAGGTCAAACGCCAGGGGGTTGACGGCGGTTGCATCGTCGCCGGCATAATCGCTGACCGACACGACGACATCGCCGGTAAACGTCGCACCGTCGGGGAATGTCACCTTGATTTTGGAATCGCAGTCGCGTCCGTTCTTGAGCGCGAGTCCTGCAATATAATCGTTGCCGGGGTCACCGACATTGCGCTTGCCGCTCATGGAAAGCGTGTATGACTTCGCGGTCGCCAGCGCTCTCTGCCAGCCGTCCTCGGTGATTGAGTTCCAGGTCTCTACGCCGGTCTCAATCGAAAGCTTTGCATTTTCCATGTCGGCTATCGGCGCAAATGTCGAGCCGCTTGTGCATATCTCGATGTCGAGATCATACACCGGGAAAACTCCTGAAAAATTAGCCATATTTTCACTCCTTTTTATTTGTCGTAATAGACATCGAATTCAAAAGAATATTCATATACTCCGTTGCCGTCTGTCCCCAAGTCAATAGGACCGTCATAGCGGGAGATAACGAATGCCCTTTTCCCGTCGATTTCAAAGTTTTTCTCATCGAAAAAGTCGTAAATGCTCTGCGCCTTGTTTTCGGCTGCATCTGCATTTCGTGTCCAGCGCAGCAGAACCGTAACAGACAGCATGCCGTAGCTTCTGTTGACTTTACCGCCCACAGTCTGCACCTTCGCCGAGCCGACTCGGGAGTGATAGAAACAAATCGCTCTCTCAGCGTCGTCGTCTATCTTCCCGATGGAGATAGTGTCCGTCCAGCTGTATGCGGTTTTAAAAAAGTCTTTTAATACTTTCAGCGTCATCCGCCGCAGCTCCTTTGCATGAATTTCGCGAAGACCCGCTTTGCATAATCCTTTTTCTGACCGGAGATATACGGCTCGAACCACGCTCCGCCCGCCGCTTTGTTTTCAGTCCGATTGAAATTGTACTCGGGGTGAAAATAAAGCCTGCGGGCATACGGCGTATCGGACACGATATATACCTTGCCCGTGGCCGCTTCTTTGTCGTCGATGAAAGTGGAGCGGTTCTGCAGCTGTCCGGTCTTAAACGGCATCGTCTCCGACTGCTGAAGATCCGTCTTCAGCGCGTCTGCCGTTTTTACCAGGTTGCGGGAAATTGCTTTTTCAATGAGGTTTATGTTTGCCGTGTTGAGCTTCACCGTGACCTTCATTTCAGCTCAAACTCCGTATGATTCACCGTACCATCCGGATTCTTCGCTCGGATACCTGAATATATCGTCATTTCGCGGCCGCGGACAGTAACGGTGCCGCTCGATATTTCGCGCATCTTCGGCGCAATATCGCCTTTTACGATAACCTTGCCGACAAGCTCGGTATATTTACCGTCTTTGTCGTACAGCCGTTTCCTGCGCTCGGAATAGATGCAGGAGGCTTTTATCGGGGCGTGAGTCTTCGGCTCTCCGTCCTCACTGATGTCGGGCTCGTCAAGCCGTATTTCGCAAGGCGTAACGCAAAGGAAATCCGGGAACGGCAGTTTCTTAATGCTGTTTGCCATCATGATATCCTCCCTGTAAGTCCGGTCTGCTGCAGCAGGGCATACGCTACGGGACTCATTCCGAGTCGCTCGTAGACCTTGCCGGAATCCTTGACCGTAACGCTTATGTCAAGCACGCTATAGCTCTGTATACCCGAGCCGTCATATCCGTTCTCGTGAATATAATCCGCCTGGTAACATGCGGCGAGCCTGATTTTTTCCTGCTGAAACTCGGTAAGGTTTTCAAAAACGCGCCCTTTGATGCGGTTGAAGGTCGCTTCGTCAATCTTTATCTCGGCCAAAGACAAAGAGGCTTCGATTTCACACGAAGCCTCCTGCGTACCGTGAAAAGATTCTAAGTAGAAATTGACGTCAGCATACATTATGCATCAACTCCGTCAAGCGATATCGGTGTCGACAAACACGCTGTCGACCTTGTTATCCTTGCCGTTGGGGAATACGAATACATCGGAGAAAGCACGGTTCTGATACAGCCAACCGTCGCCCTCGGTGTGCGCTCCCGGTGCGAAGAAGTAAATACTGTTGACCTTCGGCACGAACTTCGTGGTAAGAGGCGAAGCAATCAGGATATTGATCTTCTTCGAGCCGGCAGCATCAACCTCGTAGTAGCTCGAAGTGGACGGATTGCCGGTCGGGCTCTTGACGGCGGTATACTTTTCACCGCTCTTGGTGTAATAGGTCTTGTCGGCAACAACGCTGGTATCGGCTGACGCCTTATAGGTCGTCTCTGCAGGCGCGAAACCTCCATCCTCGCCGTCGAAATTGAAGGTGTCGTAAAACACTTCATCGTCGATGACCTCGAAGACCGGCACGCCGTCAATCTTTGTGACGCGGGTCTCGATGCCGATGCCGCCCTCCGCTATCTGGGTCATCTCTATCTTCTTTGCAAGCTCGGTGCTCTGCTCAAGCAGATCCATTATCTCAGACCTGACATAGACGACAAGCGCGCCCATCGCCTTGTATCTGCGAAGCTTGCCGGAGCCGAGCGCCTTCTTGATTTTGGTGAAGACATTGGCCGCAGTGTAATCGCTGAGCTTTGTTTCGGTATGATAGCCGTCGAGCTTCTTTGCCTGCGCCGCGACGCGGGAGAAGAAGAGGGCGTTAGCCTCGGGCACCTCCTGCGTGCGGACAAAGGTCTTGGAGATATTCTCCATCGACGCTGTCGCATTGGTCTCATCGACATCGAGCTTATCGACAAGGAACTCTATATCCCTGTCGTGCGTGAGGGTAAAAGGAACATCGGTCTGGACGAAGGAACCCCTGTTCCAGCCGCCGTTTCTGTTGTGGCTCTTATAGCCGCTGGTCGACATCTGGGTAAAGTGGAAGGTCTTTGCCGAGAGCCACTTCACTGCAGTCGTAATAAAGGGAGAAATGAGCGAATCCTGCGTGAGGATCTCGAGAAGCTCAGGCTCCCATCTTTCTGCGTAGTTTGCCGTGTTAGGCATTTTTCAACACTCCTTTAGTAGTTAAATCTGTTCCAACTCTTTTGAGCTGTCTTCTTGGCGGGTGCTTTCTTGCTCTTGTCTTCCTGACCGTCCCCGCCTATGCTGAATCCGGGTCCCCCGTCCTCGGCCTTGTCGGTCAGTTCTGTCCATGTTTTCAGCAGTTCGGTGACTGCGGCGGAAGCTTTTTCGCGGCTGAATTTGCCGTCATCGTCGAGGCAGTCCGCGCGGTCGATGAGTTTGACCGCCTTAGACACCTTGTCTGCTTTGACATGTGCCGCAAGCATCACAGCTTCCAGGACTGCGCCTTCGGCCATTGCACGAGCCTCTGCGAGTTCGGCGGCTACTCGGGAGTTCTGCTCCGCGCCGTCCGTCTCCGGCTCTTCCTGCTTATCAAGCTGCGCCTTCTCGATAAGCTCTTTGACCTTTGCCCTGTCGGTCTTCTCGGTTATACCGAGTTCCTTCATAAGCTTGGCGACTGCCTTCTTGCTGTTTTTGACGCTGATGTTGTTTACTTCCTCGTCGGTGTACTTTTTTTCGGGCTGAGTCTGCTCGTTCTGCTCTTCGTTGCCCTGCCCCTCCGTGGTTTCAACATTCTTGTTTTCTTCTGCCATTTTTTTTACACTCCTTTTCTCAGTTAAGGTCAACTGTTACCCTGTTTACGATACAGGCAAACGATTTTTGGATATAAAAACAGCGCCTTGCAGTCAAATGCAAGACGCTGTAATTATTGAATTAAACTATTACAGATTAAAGCCTGAACTTATCAACTTACAAATAAAATCGTCGGTTCCATTGTACTCTTGAACTCCGAGAACATCGAGTGCTGCCGTCGCAAAACTTTCAAGAGGCATCCCCATAAAAGAAACACCCGAATCAAGCATTTTTGTTTTAAGAAGTTCAATAAATTCTGGCGATGTACATCTGGATTTTGCGCCAAAAATAACGGCATTTAGATTAAGGATCGGGATATCTGACTTAGCACCTAATAACACCGCATTCATGTCATTCGCAGACATTCTCGATATAAGAGAACTAACACTGTTGTTTGTATTTACTGATTTCATTATCACGGAGCACCTCCAATCTTTTTGCAATATCGTTTCTTCCGATACTTTTTGCCAGATCTATTTCCACCTGATAAGCATCGATCTCACGCTTAATACATTTTTCCGGGTTCTGAAAAACTCTCATCCCGAGCCATCCGTCTTTCATATCGTCTTCTGCGTGCCTAAGTTCATGAAGCCACGCACCGTAGCTCGCATTTTCAGAAATATAGACAGTTCCAGGTTGACCTTTTGATAGACCCGGTGAATACGAAAGTTTTTCAGCCTTCGTTCTGATTAACGAGACTCCTATCTCCTCAAGATGAGTTTTAATCGCCTTTATTTCCTTTGGATTTGAATCTTCTGCGCTTCCAAGTGCTTCTCGCAATGGGTCATCCGTAGTTCTAAACTGGCTTATATTTATTATATCACTTTTTTTGAATTTTTCAACACCATAGGGTGATATTTTTCGCTCCCACTCTTTGAGCTTCGCCTGATATCTCGCCACATTCTCGGGGTCGACGCTGCCGACAGTCAGGCGCTTATACCGCTGCACCATATTTTCTATGTGCGCACGGTTGTATCGACCGTAGTCGGAAACATCGTTTTCCTCGTTGTTGTAGTGATTGATATCTTCAAGCTCGGGGTAATATGTACCGAGCCCATGCCGGCACCGAGGGTGAAACAGCCCGAGCTTCATCGCCTCGGATAGCAGCATATAGTCGCCGTCGTCCGGCTTGCCGCCGGAATACACATCATCGATGAGCACCTTGCGCTCAAACGGTCTGCAGAGTTTGCAGGCGGTGGCATGGTGCGAAATAATTACGAGCGTCTCGCCTATGCTTTTGCGGAATTCACCCTCGCCCACCATATATGCCCGCTGATTCGCCGTTCGAACGGCCATCGAAGCATAGTCCGCGATGTTGACCCTGCGTCCGTCGCGGTACTCGATGCAGTTGATTCCGCGTTCCAGAAAGTCTTTCACAGCCATATCGTATGCCTGCGTTTCGGTCATCACGCCGTTTGAGGCATACATTCCTGCTCGAAAGATGGTCTGCCGATAGGTGTCGTTCATCATACGCAGCACGGCAGTATTTGCCGCACCGAGATCGTTTTGCAGGGCGTTAATCATCCCGCTTATCTTTCGGTCGTTGACCTTGAAGAAGCTTTTGCGCATGGTCTTTGCGGATTTATAGCCCTTGCCGAGGGCTTTTTTATAGCGCTTCAGCTCATGCTTCGAGCCTTGCCGCAGCTCCGCTTTCATATGCTCCGATACTCTGTCCGACAGACCGCGAGTTCGGCTGCTGATAATCTGCCGGTTCTCCCTCTGGTAGCGTTTCAGCTCTTTGAGTTTTTCAGCCTGCCATTGAGGATAACTAAATCCTGTTTTTGCTTCTTCGGCAAGGTGTCCGGCAAGGTTACGCCGCATTGACTCAATGAGATACAGCTCCATATCTCGGTATATCTGCGCTATCTCCTTGTCGAAATCAATGCCGCTCATCTTCTACCTCACACAAAATCACTGTTCAGCGCGGGCTCGTCCGCTTCGAGTATGCCGCGCTCTTCCTTTATGCGCCGAACCTCTTCCGCCTTCCAGTCATCGTCCTTGTCGTCGCCATAGAGTTCGTCGACCTGGGTCTTGGTCGACATTATGCCGCTGGTTGCCGCTTTGCCGATAGTCTCGACCTGTGCCTCAAATGACGGATTCGCATAGCCGCCGAAGTTAACGGTCACGTCAACCTCTTTGCGCTCGCGGCCGTTGAGCGTGCAGTAAAAATCAAGCGAAGCCTGCACAAGGTCACGTATTGCCTTGTTGAGCACATCGGTGACCCTGTTGCGGGTATAAAGCGTGGTTTTTTCCTTTTCGCGCTGAGCCTCGGCGTTGTCGAGCTTCTTGACATCAATGCCGAGAGTTGACGGAGATATAATCCCCTGCAAGCAGAGGTCAAGGGCAGTACAATACGAGGACAACAACGCCTCATACTGAATCGTGCCCTGCGTGGTCGTTATTTCCTGCCGTGCGCCCTCTGCCATGCTGCCCTGCAGCTGGATATACTCATTATCAAAGTCATTACTTTCGAGCACCTCGCCGGTCTTTACATTGCGCGGCAGCAGGTCAACCGGAATGTATTCTTTTATCTGACCTTTCCGCACGGCGAGCATCCACTGTGAGAAAACCTCGTCGAATGCGTCAAAGTTGTCGAGCTTGCCGTCAAAAATCGACTTGCCGCGCCCGGGATAGATAGTTGACCGCCGGAACATCAAAGGCACCGCAGGCAGGAAATGCGCGTTATTTTTGATATTTCTGTATCCTTCGAGCTCCGGGAATTCAGATATGTCCGCTTCCTTGTCGGTCGATATATCTGTCAGCGAGTACGTAATGCTGTCATAGTCGTACCGCTCCTTGAGCAGATACGGCTTCTGCTTAATAGTTTTTTTGGTTTTGAACACGACCGCGCCGATCCTGCCTCGGTTATACTCGAAATCCACACGGTCGGCAGGATAGAACTCAATAATCGGCAGTTTGCTTACCGTGGGGTCATACGACAATTTAAAAGCGCCGTCGCCAAGGTACAAGGTATCTCGGACGGCGTCGCTTATTATGTCGGTAATGAGGTTTTCTTCGGCTATGTCCTCCCACACCTTCCCCATGTCGGGGTCATCAACGGTGATAGCATACAGGTCTCCGACACAAACATCGGTCAGCGTATCGACTATCAGTGACGGCAGCCCGGTGTGAATTTTGCGGATCTTCATTCCGCGCGTCGGCTTGCTGCCCCAAAAGTGTCCGTTGCCTATGTTGTCCTGAATATGCGCATAAAGCTCTTCGATTTCGTTCGCCCTGCCGCGATACCAGATACGGTCTTTAAATACTTCGGCGTCATGGTCCATAAGCTGATGGATATTTATAGACACTCCGTTATCTGTGCTGATATTCAAAAAGTTCCTTACGGCGGTTCTGACTCTGTCGCCTAGGCTCATTTAATCACCCTCCTGTTACTGCGCCGATCTGCTTAACATACGGCAGCCATCCGTACTGCGACGCATTTATTGTGTGGTCGTTTCGGTCTTCCGGCTGATTGTCTTTGTCCTGCTGCCAGCTGTACAATTCGAGTTCCGCGATATGGTTTTTGCAGTGGTCGCACACAAGGTAATGCCCCGTGTGCAGCCAGCCGAGCTGCAGGTTTATACGGTCAATTATCTTTGTCGCCTTATAGGCGTTGTTGAAAGAATAGAGACAGGCGTTATTCCGACGGTACTTCAAAAGTTCCGTCATAGTTGCCTGGTCCGCGGAATCGATAAAGACATTCCGTGCGAGCCCCCACTCCTTGCGGTTGCGCTCCAAAAAGTCAATGTAGTTGCGCACCGTGTCGCTCGGCGCTATCGGCTCGCTGATGTCTCGGTTGTTATAGACCCGCTCGTCAAGGCATATTACCTTTCGGTCGTCGGTGATGCCGAGAAACATCATCGCTATCGTGTCCGGAGACTGCGAGGAATACGCCGTATCCAGCCCGGACGAAAACGCGATGAATTCAAACGGATCATTCTCATCCTCTAAGCGCTTGCGTATCGCCGCTTTTGATATAACATGCCGCTTGCGGTCAAAATTAGAAAAGACAAGCCCGGTGGCTCGTCCTCTCAATCCGAGTATTTTGTTTTTATATATCTTCGTGCCGGCGGGAACGTTGCTTATAATCTGCTGCCGCTTTTCGGGTGTCAGGGCGGCATTGTGGTCAAATGAGAAGTACCACCACACCCAACCGGGCATTGCCGGCTCGGAAAGCATCTCAAGCAGTTCCGTCGGCGCGTCGTCCACATATTCGGGTAACGGCCTGGAACGGTTGATATATTCCGAATACACCGGAAGGTTAGGGTCGTCCGGGTTTAGCGTAGCAAGCAGATAATCGCAGCGCATAGCCGCCTCGCGCACATATTCCATGTCCGCGATGTTTATCTCGTCGATGTAAAGGCAACCGTACTGACCGCCCAACGCCTTTTTCCAGCGAGCTTTGTTGTCGTAGCCGAGCACATAGATTATTTTGTCCTCTGCGCCGGTGCGAAAGACGATATGCGGCAAGCTGTACTGACCCTTACCGCCGCTGTTGTATTCTACCCGGGAACCGAACACATCTATAATGCCGAGTTCCTTGTTGATGATGTTTTTTTCTATTGTTCCGGTGTCCAGACCGCTGACGATGTGAATCTTTTTCGGACTCGCCGCGACGCGAAACATAAACTTCATGATGCCGACTGTAGTCTTGCCGGCATATGTCGTGCCCTCAAGGAACTCGACCGGCGCCGAGCATCTGAGAAAGTCGCGGAACTTCTTACTCAACAGAACCTCACTCATTGCCGCTCAGCTGCCTCAGAATGCTGTCAAGCTTGTCTGACGGTTCTATCTTAGCTTCAATTCCATCCTTAAACAGGCTGAAACGCTTGCCAAGCAGCTCCGCAGCCTTCAGGCGCTCCTTTTCGTCCGGCGGCTTATCCAGCACCTTTGCCGCACTGCAGCCATCACCTTGACCTTCTACGACGACAACACTCGCCGTGCTGTCTCCGCGCATCACGGCAGTGAGGTACTCCATGACCTCCTGTGCGTCGGCTATCTTTTTCGAGCTCAGCTCTTCAAGTTTTGCTTCGATGTAGGATTTAACATTAACATTTCCTAACATTCTGGTTCCCGCTGCTGATGCCGTCGCATCGTTTTTCACATGCGGATAAGCAGCTTTGTATGCTCTTGTCGCGTTGCAGTCGACGATATACTCATCTGCAAACCGCCTTTGCTTGTCAGTCATGAGTTCACCTCCGTTCTTGTGTCACATATTTTTTACAATCGGGTTATAAAAAGCATAAAAAAAGCAGCCTCAAAAGGCTGCAAAAAAAGTTTTATCAAACTCATGTTCGATAATAATATCACATACGCAATCGATCCGCAAGCACAAAACATATTAGGTTTGTACAGCGTCAAAATTCTGCGAACATGCATCTAAAAAAATCCGCTATTGGGCTTGACAATTGATATTAATATGATAAAATACTACGTGAAAAATATATAATAAATCGGTAAGATCGTAAAAAGCAAAACGATCTGCACGAATAAATAGCTCAGGCTCTTTATCCCGTGTTTGTTGATCCACGGAAGAGAAGAGCATAAGACAGCATTCTCTTTGATGCTGTCTTATTTTATTTAAGCGAATATTAAAAAGGAGGCATCATAAATGAAAAACTACCGCAACGCAATCAACATCAGCAAAGTTGGCAGCATCCGAAATGAAAATGGTTCTCATGTAGTGATAAACCTTTCAGGACCACCATTAGAACCACCAAAAGAAACGAGGGAAGAACGAGCACCCCGTAAAGAGCCGTCGACTGAATCATTTCAACACGTAGAGAAGACGATCATTTGCCTGGTCAGCATATCAATTTTCGTCCTCACTGCAGTGGCGGCTCTTTATACGGCGCAGCAATCTGGCGATGGATATCTCCTCGTATCGCTCGCAAAAGTGATACTCGAGTTTATGCGTAATGCTTTTTTGGAATAATTAGCAGCCATCGCACAATGTGCACTCAGATATTATAACACTTAAGCACTGAATGGTCAACCGTTTCGCACAAAAAGTGTGAGGCAGTTGACCATTCTCGCCTTTCTACACACGTCTGCCTCACGACACCATGAGTAAATCGGTAACCTTCTTCGACATAAAGCATAGCATATATATATTCAACAAAATCCTCAAAATTCTCAATTTTGCCGAATGTAGCGATAACATATATTGCTGCAGTTTTTTGCGGTGTTATATCCTCCAATCTTTGCCGCCACTTCTTCCCACTTCAAGCCATCCACGAATCGCAGAGTGAATATCTGCCGGGTCAGGCTGTCGGGAATATCCGATATGTAGCGTTCGAGCCTGGCGCGCTCATATATGCGCTGCTCGATTTTAGCCTGGATTATAGCTTCGAGATCCGTTATCTCCGCTATGCAGCGTTCAAGCGCAGGCTCAGGGTTCGGGCTATGCGGCATACCGTCGTAGTTCGGCGACCTCGGACAGAGCAAATTTGCCCGCAGTTCCGCAAGCCTCTCACGGTCAAGCTCTATCTCCTTGTCAAGGTAGTACAGCTGCGACAACTCTTTAAGCGTCATTTAACAGCCTCCTCTCGGGTTTTGTCGTGCTTTTCAATCTCCGGCTTCAGACAATGCCAAAACGGGCACAGCGGCTTTTCTCCGCCGGTCTGGACGAGAAACACGCAATGCTCATTCGGGCACATCTCAGGCACTGCCATCACTCGCTTTCAAAAATCCCATTTCAATGAGTTCCCGGCCGCATTTCGGGCAAACATACCGGCTATCATCTCCTGCCTCGAATATCTTGCAGCAGTAATAACATCTCAGGCAGCGTGTTTCCCGGTCACTCGTCCGCTCCCGTATGTAGCGCCTGTTGGTCTCTTCCTGGGTTATTTGTTTCAGCATGGCAGCTCCTCGATTCTCACATAAATTCCCGGCACGGCAGCCCAATACTTTTCGCTGATTTCTGACGCGACCTGTGCATCGTCCTTCCAAAAGCGCAGCCGGGTCATGCAGTCCTTTAATGCCTTTTCAAGGTTGTCCGTGTCCGGCTTTGTTATTTTCGGTTCGCCGTCCAGGTGCCGTGTACCGTCATTATCAAAGCACCATTTGACTATCAGCCTAACCGCACCGCCGTATGGCCGCTCCGGGACATGTTCGGCAAGGTGTGATGTCAGCTTGCTCTTGGTCGCTTTCAGCTCGGTCGAATCGTACATTATCGGCTTACCGTTTTTGACCGTGATCCGCTTGTCGTGGTGTGTGACGGTCGGCGGATGCATCGGCATAAAAAATTCAGTTGTCATTTTGATTCTCCAATATATTATCTAAACTTTCTAAAATCTCTTCTACTGCTTCTTGTATGTAGTCGAGTTTATAAATGGCTCCAATGTTAGAGAAAAAGTGACAAAAACATCCCTTGCCTTCCCAACAGCAGCACTTACTTTTTAAGCATTTCTTTCTTATCAATGGACAATATTTTTTCATGGCATTAATTCTCCTTTTGCTATTATTCTTTTTCGTTTTTATGTTCTTCAATCCATTGCCAAAGCCATTGCCGAAGTTTAGCAATAGTCGCTTCAACATCCTCGCCACCTTCACGGTACTTTTCAGGATTCTTGAGACGGCTGTTTAAACAATTGAGCTGCCACTTGTAATCCGACATGGTTTCGATGACTGGAACAGCTTGTCCGCTCTCGGGCAGTATAGCATACTCCTTAACCGGCAAGAACACTCCGGGAACAATCTCCGTTGTGGCGTTCTCGGGAGCGGGTATAAATCTGGCCTTTACAGTGTTTACAGTCTTGAAATCTGACATTTTATTAACCTCCATTTGTTAGTGTACATTTTGTACACTGGTTTTCTATTTGATTATAGTGTACACTTTGTACATTGTCAAGACTTTTTGAGGAGGTTTTTAAAATGCATTTTGGAAAATGTTTACATGATACGCGAATTAGATGCGGGTTTACCGCACAGCAAATGGCTGATTATTTAGGAATAAGTCTGAGGGCATACCGCTTTTACGAGTCTGGTTCGAGAGAACCAAATCTTGAAACATTGTCGAACATTGCTAACAAACTAAATGTTACAACTGACTATCTTTTGGGTCGAAATTCTGTCTCAAAAGACGTTGATGAACATTAAACAAGTCTTCAAGTTTATCCCATATTTCAATTGATCCTGTTCTTTGACCGTACTCTATAAATTTATACCCGCGTTCTGAAATTCCCAACAGATCAGCAACTTGTTTCTGCGTCATTCCTCTTTTGCGTCGTTCTTCTCTTAAAGTATTTCGCATCGTTTTTTACTCCTTTCCGTACGGGGGTTGTTTTAATTCTTTTGCAGAGGGGCGGTTTTGCTTTTAGAAAAGAGAGATTGGGGGTTAAGGGGGGTAGTGTGTAAAAAGCCCTTATGTATATAAGGGCTTTTACACACCCCTCTTACCCCCTCTTTTTTCTTCCGCTTTAGAGGGGTAGGTGTACCCCTTCGTCGTTCCTAAAAACATACCCCCTATCATCACGATAAAAGTTAGGATGATTATCGATTCGCACCCTTACAGCATCCCGACCAAGGTTTAACGCTTTTTGAATATCACCTATTCTCACTTTTTCCTGACCAAACTTCAAAGATGAATAAGCAATTTCGAGTTCGTTATATCTTTTTAATGTAGCGCTTGATTCTGTCTTTTTGCCCTTATTCACATTTTCTTTCTTTTGCGGGTCGCTATGTTTTTTCTGCCACGCCGGTCTATCATCTTCCGGCTTTACATCCTCGAGCACACCGGAATCATCAATTCGATGTACGGGATAATCAAACCAGAGATTGACCGGGGCGAACTTCGGGAACTCGCGCAATGTGCCCTCCACGCGCCATGCAGACCGCTGTTCTATCCTGTTCCACGCTGCTCTGACTTCCGCAAGCATAAGGTCACGGGAAGCCGGAGAAAGGCTCTCACCGCACATTTTCAGCAGCTCATGCGCCGTGTTCTCTTCGTCCTGCGACGGTTCCGGCAGCTTAAAGCGACGCATCCATTTAAGGCAGATTTCGCATTGTGCTTTTTCTTGCTGCTGCTTGCGTATACCGTCGGTTATATCGAGTTCTATGAGGTCGAGCAGCGCGTCGGGGTCGCGGGCGAACACTCCGCTGCCGGACGCTCTGTCCATGCTCCTCTTGCCGCCCTGGGCGCCTTTTGAATGGTGGTGGCAGTAGATAACCGCACACCCGAGCTCGGTACAGACCTTGTCAAACTGGTTGCAAAAATGCGCCATCTGATCTGCGCTGTTTTCGTCGCCGGTGATGATTTTATAAATCGGGTCAATGACAATGGCGATATAGTTTTTCTTTGCGGCGCGTCTGATGAGCTTCGGCGCGAGCTTATCCATCGGAATGGACTTGCCGCGCAGGTTCCACACATCGATGTTGTGCAGATTTTCCGCAGCCCAGCCGAGCGTTGTATAGACATCTTTAAAACGGTGCAGACAGCTCGCACGGTCAAGCTCGAGATTGACATACATTATCTTGCCCTGGGTACATTTGAAGCCCAGCCATTCGCGCCCCTCGGCTATGGCGCAGCACAGCTCTATCAGCGCGAAAGACTTGCCGGCCTTTGACGGTCCTGCGACAAGCATTTTGTGTCCCTGCCGCAGAACTCCGTCTATAAGCGGCGGCGCAAGCTCCGGCAGGTCGTTCCACACATCGGCAACGCTCTCCGGATCCGGCAGGTCGTCGTTTATGCTTTCAATCCATTCTTTCCATTCGTTCCATGAGCTCTTGCCGATGTTGGTATCAAGCAGATATTGTTTCTTTCCGTTGCGTTCAACGCCTGGCATACGGCTCAGCCGCGACGGATTTTTGTTCTGGCGGTCGATATCTATGCCGTTTTTCTTGCACACGTCATAGAGGTAATCAACGCGCTTGCGGTATTCGTCAAAGTTCGCGGCATCGATGCGTACAATGGCGTGCAGACTCTTTCCTCCGCTGTAAACGAGACAGGCAATCGGCAGCTCGAGCTCGCGTATTATCTGGTTTTGATGGGTGATGTCGGTCGTATCGGATTCGACCAGAGCATATCGGAACTCCGTCACATTTTCATTTTTGACGCCTTTGCCGTCCAGAGGATTGAAGCGTATCCACGCCCCCGCCTCCGGCTTGCAGTCGCCTATTACGCGACCTATGTCGCCCTCGCACTTGCTCAGCGCCTCGATGAGCTCGCCCGCCGTGCGCGTGTATACGCCTTTTGTCGGCAGATACTTCCCGTCTTTGTCCCAGCTTTCAGTGACATATCCGACCGTCTCCCCTGCTTCAAACAGCGTTTCAAGGTATCGTGTCAGCTGTTCGACCGGGTTCCATTCATCGGGGATATTCAATTCCTTGCCTTCTATCCAGCTTTTATCGACAAGGACGAGATCATCTTTAGATTCGCCGATGACGCTGTCCCAATCAAGCGCGCTGTCGTCAATTGGAAAATGCCATCCGTTTTCTTTCGCCATCTGCACTATCGTACCAGCCGTGACCGGAGCGGCAGATCCGTTAAAAGTCTGCCACTTCTTTTCACAGTCGCCGGAATGATAGCGCTTGTCCGGTCGGGACCATTCGTCCCAGTCGGCACAACTGTAGCCTTCGTGTTTCAGCGCCATTCCGACTTCCACCCATTCGGAATATGTGCAAGCAGCCGGGTCTATGTATTTTATCAGCTCTTTCAGGTCGAGCTTTTCTTCTGTCATATCGTCATTGCCTCCGGTCTTTCCTTGGTCTTCTATTATTGGCTTGTTCTTTGGCTGTAGCCCATCGACAGTTCAGTGGTTCGTAATCGCCATTAACATCTATTCGGTCGATAGACAGCTCGTCATTATAGCTGTTATTAAGTGCCCATGTGCGAAATGAGCTAAAAGATTTCTTCCACTCATCACAAACTTTTATTCCCCTACCACCATAATTGTAATAGGATTTACAATTACTATTATTGCAGCGTTTAATCATACCGCTCCAAATGGAATAAAGTCTCGTTCCTTTGCCACCGTGTTTTGTGTTATTTCCATTAGCTCGTGCCTCGTTTTCATAGCAACCGCAACTAATTGTTTTTCCATACCGCAAGTGATCCCCTCTTATTATTTTTTCGCTACCACAATCACATCTACAAAGCCAAGCCGAATGACTTCCAATATTCCTTTCAGCGCGTTTAACAACATAAAGCCTGCCAAATCTAAGTCCCGTTAAATCTATTAATCCTTTAGTACTCATTATCGTTCCTCCTTTATAAGCTTACTTAAAGCATCTTTTACCGCTGATATGTTTTGCGAAACAGCCGTAGCCAACGCTTCAGAAATCGAAGCCCTATCACAACAGTACTGGCTTTTCCAAGTTTCTTTTGACAATGACGCTGAAATTGCCTCATCGATTTCTTCATAAAGTAGAGCTAAAAGAGATTCGGCTCTTTCTAATTCTATTACCGCTGTTTCATACTCCGTAATTCGTTCGAATGCTGTTTTTTTCATAACATGCGCTCCTTGTGTTAGTTTTAGCTTAGTTTTATTAACTATCGCTAACAAAAGATTAGCATATATTAATTAAGAAGTCAAGAAAAAAATTAACAATCGCTAACAAAATTTAGTTGACTTTTGTTTTAAATTAATCTATACTAATAAATAGGAGGTGCTTTTATGCCGATTAAATATTACAAGCTTTTTGACATATTACAACGCAGGGGCATGAAAAAAACTGATTTGCTTACAAAAGCCAAAATATCATCGCCCACTTTAGCCAAACTTTCAAAAGGTGAAACTGTGACTACAGAAGTGATTGAAAAAATTTGTGTGGCATTAAATGTTCAACCCGGGGATATAATGGAAATGGAAGCCGAAGCCGAGCAGGAGATATGATTTCTCCTGCTCTTTTTATTCAGGAATATAGCCATCCGGGGAAATCGTGTGAGGTATTCGCCATGAGTTGGAAGCTATACGCTCTATTAGCTTTGTGGCAGCATCGAAAGTCCATGTGCCTACATGCTTAAAGCCATATCGTTCAAGGCACCGAATTTGTCGTGGAGTAGCCAATCCTTCGTCTCTTCTTTTTGAAAGACAATTAAGAAGTTTCGCTGCTTTGCCTGCATTGTCAATATTATCGGGAAGTATACCCCATTTCTCCAATGCATCAATTTGTTCTTTGCTAGGCGGTAACATTTGATAACCGAACACCGGAACATAGCTTGAAAGATCCTGCGCGGAAATCGACATTTCATACTGCAGCGGGTCTACAAGCTTACGCTTGCGCTTCCTCATTTCCTTGAGCTGTGCTGCAAGAGCCTCTTCGCGCTGAGCGACGACATCGCTCTCGGCCTGCTGCTCGGCAGCCTCAATATCAACCGGACAACCTGCCGCTTCGATATTCTCCGTCATTTTCTTGGCGATTTCTTCGCTTTCACATATCAGATGAGCAGGATGACAAAGCTCATGGCGTTCAGTGTGCCACAAGAAATCGAGCAGCAGAAGATCCTTCTTGCCGGGCGCAAGGCGCGTTCCGCGCCCGACCATTTGACTGTATAGGCTTCTGACCTTTGTCGGTCTTAATACAATGACACAGTCGACCGCCGGACAGTCCCATCCTTCCGTCAAGAGCATGGAGTTACAGAGCACATTATATTCGCCGCGCTCAAAAGCTTCGATTATCTCCGCTCTGTCCTGACTTCCGCCGTTGACTTCCGCAGCCTTGAAACCGCGCTCATTCAGAATATCCCGAAATTTTTGTGAGGTCTTTATAAGCGGCAGAAACACGACTGTTTTGCGCTCCCTGCAGTTCTTTATCATCTCGTCGGCAATCTGATACAGATACGGATCCAAGGCGTTGTCGATATCGGCCGCCTTGAAATCTCCGTTCTGCATTGCAACTCCCGTCAGGTCGAGATTCAGCGGAATTGTAAGAGCCTTTATCGGCGCAAGATAACCGTCCTTGATAGCCTGCGGAAGTGTGTATTCATAGGCAAGCGAATCAAAATATGAACCGAGGTTGCGCATATCGCCTCTGTCCGGCGTAGCAGTGACGCCTAAGACATGCGCGTCTCCAAAGTGCTCAAGCACGCGCTGATAACCATCGGAAAGGCAGTGATGCGCCTCGTCGATGATTATGGCGTCAAAATAGTCGCTGTCGAACTGTTCGAGCCGTTTTTCTCTCTGTAAAGATTGCACCGAGCCGACGGTTATACGGTACCAGCTGCCGAGGCAGCTTTCTTCGGCTTTCTCTGTGGCGCACATCAAGCCGGTAAATTTCAGTATTTTGTCCGCCGCCTGTTCAAGCAGCTCGCCGCGGTGAGCGAGCACAAGAACCCGCTCACCGTTCTGAACACACTGCTTTGCAACATTAGCGAAAACGACTGTTTTGCCGCAATTGTGAGTAATCGTAAAGTCGTCCATTAAATACCTGTTGTCGCCGTCTACGGTAAAGCCGAAGTACTCGCCGATTCCGTATTCTTCAAACTTGAAACCGGTACGCAGCACACTCTTCTTTTGCCGTCTTTTTTCGGCTTTTTTAACACGGCACGGAAGAATTGAACAATCTCCACTTATCGAAAGGCGGAAATATATTCCCGAAAAGCCATATTGATTACCTTTACGGCAGGTAGTCATATACGCAGCGAGACCGAGCGAACGGCAAATAAACATCAAATCTTCGGCAAGCTGTTTTGATTTGGATATAAAGTCATATCCGCTGCCGGTACAGCTTCCGTCGCTGTCAAGCAACCCCGCAACGATTTCTTTTCTCGTTTGTACCGAGCCGTATTTATATGCCTCCGGCACAAACTTATCGGCAGAGCCTTTCTTCATCAACCCCAGCACAGTCAGTTCCCTGAAAAGCCGAGAGCCGCGTTTTCCGCAACGCCGCGCATCGTCACAAACAAAGAAATAAGTATCGGCCTTTCCTGCCGCCTCGGCTCTCAAGTGCATATCATAGCGTTTAGCAAAGGCAGAAAGTTCATCAAAAATCGCTTTGTCTGGAGTAGTAACGGATATGGTTTTAGTCAGTCCTCCGTCACCAAGCAGTACGCCTAAAACATAGGGTTCAATTGGCGCTTCCTCCGGCGCACGATCTGGAAAGCGTTTTATACATCCGCTCCGAATCAGTTTATAAAGGTGTTTCTTGCTTTTGCTCCATGATATCCACTCCATGACGGTGACATCTTTAATAGATTCGTCATTCATTTCCGATGGATATTTCGGTTTTCTATCTGTATTGGTGCGTACCAGCGAAAGTCGATGGTCTCCTGTGACAACAAAAGGTTCTCCTTTTACCGGAGTTATCTTGTACAGCATATCGGTACCGCTCGTTAAATGCAGTACAGTTCTCGGCTTTCCGTCCGCGCCGATAAGCCTATCTCCGACGCGGACATTCTCAACCTTTACAGTGCTTCCGTCTGCTCTCAAAACTTTCTGCCCTCTGCAGTGACATCCTGTCGGCAGGACAAGCAATGTGCGATTATTGCCGCTCGCCCACTCGTTGAATATTGCCCGTTCTGCTTCCAGCTGATAAGGTCTCGCGTCCAAGGATTAAAAATTCCCCGGAGTGAAAGCGGGACGCTGAGTGGATTCGTCCGGCTCAAGGAATTTCTTGACCTCATTGTAATAATTATCGTTGTAAAGCCTCTGCCCTATCTTGCAGCGGCCTTTTGAACCTACAACCTGCGCCCAGTTCATTCTCAGAGGTTCGCCGTGTTTCTTCTGACCGATACTGATAAAAAACGCGCACACAAGCCCTTCTGTTTTACGCGAGAGGAAAAGATTATGTTTGACGATTGCTGTGCCCTGCGGCGCGTCTATCTGAAGCGTAAGCTCCGCTTTCGGGCAGGCAGACATCTTCTCCGAGCCGTTAAAATAGCCGCGTTCAAAGCTCTTGACGGTGAATTCATATTCCCCTTCCGGCAGAAGTACAAATTCGTTTTCGGCTTCGATTACACTGTCCCAGTCGAGGGCGTCGTTTCTGTTGGTATTGTAGTTTTCGCTCATAGTTAATACTCCTTTTTATTTAAAATTTTCTTATATGATTGACGATGATATCGTAGACCTGCTCCCATGCGCCGATAAGGCAGCCGTTAATGAAAGCTTCGCCATAATTGAGAATCGGCGTGTCGGCAGTGAAGTAACCTTTCCACGCTACCGCACTTCTAAGCTCATCTTCGGTAACGTTGTTCGCCGTCATGAGTTCACGCAGCGCTGCCGGTAAGCCAGAACTCGGTTCAGTGTTCTCAGTGTTCGGGGTAGGCTTATCGGCATCGGCGGTAAACTCGTCGATTTTTGCCTTGAGCTCCTCTATGCTTTTTTTCGGCAGGTCGGGCAGCGCATTCGTCTGCGGCTTATCTTCCGGCGCCGCTGCGACATATGCACCGGAAGACGGAATAAACGGTGCGATGACGCTGAAATCGAAATCGACCTCGTCCGGCAGCCCGTATCTGTTCTTCGCATCCCAGCAGGGATGATGATTGGTATACATTACCCTTCTGCCGCCCTGTGCCTTTCTGCTATCGGTCTTCTCGTCCTTTATCACGAACGTCTTATAATTGACGAAGAGAACCGTGTCTGCCCATTCTTTTACGATCGGCGCGACATTTTTTGAAAGTTTCATCTCCCAGCGGTCGTATGCGCCGAGCTCGTCCGGCTGCTCAAACTTACGCATTTTGGCGTGAGCGGTCAGCACGACGTTAATACCTTTTGATATAACCTCATTGAGCAGGTCAAGAAGCCTGCCGAACTCTTCGTAGAGCTTTGTATAGCCCTTGCCGTATCCGAAGTCCTCAATGCTCTGTTTGTGATTTACGGAACATATATGATTACTTGCAAGCTGCTCTGCCCAGTCCGCTGTGTCGATGACAAGCGTCATACACAGTTCGGGGTGATCGCGAACATATTTGACCTCTTCGAGAAGCATCGTCCAACTGCTCGGGTTGTCAAAACGCTTAACGTTCAGCCTCTTTGTGCTGCCTTCCGTGTCGATGAAAATCGCGCCGGGGAACTTGGAAGCAAAGGTTGATTTGCCGATTCCCTCCGGACCGTAAACTATGACCCGCTGTGCATCTTCGATTATTCCTGATGTTATGTTCATTAAAACTGTCCTGCCTTCCATGCTTTTTTAGTCTCCGTCGGTTCGTTCACCACATATCCGTCCTCTATAAGGACACTGCATTCATCGCCGGTGCTGACCCTTGTTGCTATCGCCTGCAGACCTTCATCCTCAAGCCATTTGCCGAACTCGGCAAGAGTATCAAGATCCATCTGTTCGAGCTTGTCCAGCAGCACAAAACCGCAACTGGGGTTGAGCTTGCGCACGATTGCCGTGGAAACCTTGAGCTGATCCGCTCCGGACATATTGTCCCACTTGAAGCCGTTGTATGTCAGCTCGCCATCCTTGACCGACAGCCCCGGCAACGGAAGCTGTGCGGACTTGAGCAAGTCGGTTTTCTTTTGCCTGACATCTTCAAGCTCGTTCGTCAGCTGGCTGTACTGAGTCTGATACGCTTTCGCATCCTCTTCCGCTTTCTCTTTTTCAAGGTTGGCACGGATTTTAATGTTGATTTTCTCAACATTTTCAATGTCCTCTTCAAGCTCGGCGGTGCTCAGATCCTCGAGGTGCTCCGTCTCCATGTGCGCGATTCTGAGGTCATCCATAAGGCTCTGCTGCTCCGTCATAAGACGTTGAAGCTCAGCCTGGATTCCGTTTATTTTGCTGTTGACGGCGTCATAGTGATGCTGTATCTCGGCGGCTCGGTCACGCTTACGCTTATTCTCGGCGTTATGCGCCATAATACCTTGCTGCTGTTTGATAAGCTCGGATGCAGAAATCAGCTGCTCCGGTACATCCGGATACTCCGTCATCTCTCTGGCATACTTGAGTTTCTGATCGGCTATCTGTCCAATCATGTGGCGCTTGTTGTAGAGCTCCGTCTCGTCGTGCTCAAGCTGTGCGAGCCTGTCTCCAACGCCGATTATGCGCAACAGTGTATCGGCTTTTTCTTTATTTGATGCCGCCATAAATCTCGGCAAGTCCAGCGCGAGCTGAGAAACGAACTCGTTAATAAGCTGCTGACCGCCTTTTCTACCGGTAGGGTCTGTAACCTTCAAGGTGCTGTTCTTTCCGGTGCGCTCCACTACGATTCCGCTGTCCATCGTGATTTTGAGATTGGGCGGCAGTACAGAACCCTCGCGCTGCGGCGATGACGGACGGTATCGGTCGCCGCCCAGTGCCCATGCAATACTGTCAAGCACCGAGGTCTTTCCCTGACCGTTACGTCCGCCTATCACGGTCAGACCGTTTTCGGTAGGCTCGATTTTGACTGCCTTAATACGCTTTACATTCTCGAGCTCAAGGCTGTTTATCTTCATTTGACTTTGTTCTCCCTTCATGTTATTATGATATTGAGGTTTTTACCTTTGCCGTCTTCGCTGCCCACTTAGCGTTGGCGGCTTTTATAATATGCGCAGCCGTCTTCCGTCGGCGGCGAACTGCGGAAAATCCCGGTCTCGTGAGTGTACATACACGCCGTTCCGTCCCAGTCACCGCACGGAGCTGAAAGTCTGCGACGCCAGTCACAGCTGTTGCAAATCGCCATTTTGCGCCACGGGTCTCGTCCGCGCTTCGGCGCCGGTGCCGGTGCCGACACGATTACTTGCTGCCGACGCTGGTCGGTCAAGCCGGCGAGATAATCAATTGACACATCAAAATACTGCGCTATGTTCACCGCCATCGGCAGCGACGGACAGCTCTTGCCGCGCATATATGCCGATACCATGTTAGGCGCGGTGCCGAGTGCTGCGGCAAGGTCTTTCTGCGTGACTTTCGGCACGCTTTCGCGCATCAGGTCTTTTAGTCTGGCAGCAAGGATCTGCACATCGAACGGGCTTTTAGTCGTCTGATTTCCCATTGCGTTTTGTCTCCTTTCTGTTTAAAATTTTTGCTTTGAGGTCGTCCTCGAAGGCTATGAGCTTGTCCTCGCGGCAAAAGCCATAGATGATAAGTACGACGACAAGGATCTCAAAAGCGGTCTGAATTGCAAATTTTAAAGCCATAGTTATATCTCCCTCTCTTTCAGCTCACCGCACTCATCCGTTCGGTGGAACTGGTTAGCGAAACCGAGAATAGAGTTGCGCATTTTGATATAATCTGCGTCATCGCATTGCATCGAACACAGATGATACGCAAGCTGGCAAGCAAGCCTTTTATCCGCTTTGAGGTGTAGGCTGCCGCACCACAGCGGATAGCAAGAATAATCGAGGTCTGCGCCTCTGAGGTCTGCGTCGCTGAGGTCTGCGCGTCTGAGGTCTGCGCGTCTGAGGTCTGCG